ACATGTCATCCGGTGGCAGTGCATTCGAGGCTTTAACCTGTGGCGACATACAAGGGCTACTAATGAGCTGCGAGGCCACACCGCTTATATGGTCAATGCTTCACGCCCAACAAAAAATCGGGCTACAGACAGAAAGGCATAAGGTTGTCTGGCATTCAAAAGAATATCTTGATGAGGACGGAGAAGCGCAGACTAAACACTGGTGTACTGTTGAGAAAAACACAAATGACACCGCGCTTAATGAATTTCAAAGATTGCTTGTGCCGTGGACATACAACCGCCTGCAAGACAAACACAAGGGTATGCCACTGTCCTACATAGCCAAGAACCACACAAACGCCCTGAATGCGTCCTACGAGCTGTCAGAGGGTTTGGCTAAGTACCTTGCACGGCATAAGGTGAAGGCTGACAAGATGGGCATGTACTTCGAGATAGAAAAGAGCAAGTTTAGCCGGTACTATGCACCGTTTATCCGTGAGTGTGTGGCTGACTTAGAGGCACAATTGGGTAGGCTTGAAAGGCAGATTAAAGAAAAATTGCAAAATAATGAATAAAAATTTGACAATGCAACCCGAATATGCAAGAATTAGTAAGCTGTTTGTAGTTTCCCCTATAGATAGCGCAATAAAAACACCAAAGCCTGCTCCATCACGGAACGGGCTTTTTTTATGGGAAAAATTTATGAAACATGAAGATTTTGGCGTGTCAGATGGATGGCACGGACAAGTAAACTAAGAAGGATTCCAAGTAATCTAAACCAAGCACGGGCGGACAGTACACTAAACAACAGACGCTAAAAGCATTGCAACCGCGAGAGCCACCGCAATGTGGTAGCACAGGCAAACGCCATTATCTGAAAGACTGACCGCCCACACTACACTATGAAACTTAAACGAGGCGTAAAACTTGGGGGCGTACAGCCCGAAACAGTTTTGGCCTGCTTTGTCGTGGATGAGATTTACAAAGACCACGGCAGACCCGAAGGTGTGACCATCACCTCTATCTGTGACGGTAAGCACATGCCCAACAGTAAGCACTACAGTGGCCACGCCATAGACACCCGCACAAGGTACTTCAACCGCTCCAAGCAAAAGGAACTCACACAGGACATAAAAGAGGCTTTAGGGGCTGAGTTTGACGTGATACTGGAACGAGACCACATCCACATTGAGTACGACCCAAAATGACTGAACTTAAACAAAAAGTAGTTGCAAAAGCTGCCAAGGCTAAGCAAGCAGTCAAGCTGTCGTTATACCAAGCCTTTGACGGCATTCTGATTATATGGGCATTGTCGGTCATCACCTATTTTGCATGGGCAATTATCAAACCTGAGTACATAGCCCAAGCTAACGCAGGGTTTTGGTCATTCGTGACGCTGATGATTACATCCTTGTTTGTGATTATTCATTCGAGGTTTAAGAAGTAATGTGGCACGATAGAGCAGGCATGTTAGCTTACATGAAAAACCTTGATTTCTATAATGGAAAGCCTGTTGACCCTGAATTGAAAAAAGAGTATTGGCAACTGGTTAAGAAACAAGCAGAAAGGAAGTTAAAGGAGCTTGAAAAACCCGCAATTCATAGAGAAAGTGAGAAGCCGCCTGCAATTGGTTTTGTCTTGACAGGAGAAAGTTCAAAGTGGCTTGGCTAACTGGCTTATTCAACCTACGCAACGTGGCCATCATAGCCGCATTGTGCTTAACCGCTTTCACAGTCCAGTCACTGCGCATTAAGTGGCTCAAATCAAGCAAAGAATCACTTAAGGCCGAAGTGGTGAAACTTGAGGACAAGCGCGATGCATGGAAAGCCAAGTACAACCTTGAGCATGACAAGCACATGGAAACAGTCAAGGCTAATCAATCAAATCAAGAAGCTATCGCAGAACTTGAACAAGAGAATCAGCAGTGCGCTCTAACCCGCGAATTGAACGAAACACATGCCGCAAAGGAACTAACCCGACATCAAGGGCGTATCGCTGATATACAGAACAAATATGACAAACTCAAAAAGAACTTACCCACTACTGGCTGTGGTTATACAGAGCGTATTGATCGTGCTGTTATTGACCTCATGCAAGCCTCAAGTGGTCAAAGAGACTGAGACCGTAACGGTTTACGTACCTCAGTACAAAGAGTTTGACACATCCCAACTAAACTGCACCCGTCCTGAGTTATCCATAGAGATGACATGGGCAGATGCGTTATTGGCATTAAGTGAAGCATTAGATTTGTGTGTATCAAGTGTGGAGCTTGTTTCTAAAACTTTAAACGATGAATGATGGACGCATGGCAATTAGTGAGTATTGCTGGCTCTTCGCTGGTTGTTGTAATCGGTGTACTGTGGAAAATCATCACGAGTGTGTGGAAAGAAAATAAAGAGCGACTGAAGCGGTACGAACAACGAGAACAAGAGTGGCACGATGAGATGCGAAGCCTATCGAACCAAGTTTCCAATATGGAAGGGCGGCGAGAAGGTGAGAAAAAAGGCGTTGAACTTGTTGTAAGTGCAGTAATAGAAGACATTCGCGCATCCCGACGCGAATTTCAGGACAAACAATAACACACATGTACGAGATAATAACTTTACTATCCATTGCGTTAGTGCCATTGACGATAGTGGCCAGTGCCGCAGTGGTTTACATATTCCGAACGCCTTTCATTAGGGCTTTATCCCACAAGGATAAGACAGCAGTCCAGTGGATGATTATCGGCATAACGATAAACTTCATTGGTGCAATATTCGACAACTTGTGGTGGTTAATTGCATGGTCATTCCATTATGTTGACCCTGTATCACCAGCAAAGGTGTTTTTCTTTGATAACGGCTCTTATTCCAACGTGATAGCAAGGCAGATATGCGGAATTATCGGAGCCATGTGTCACATTTTCTCAGGTGCTATGGCTCGCAACCAGACAATCAAGCGAGTCACCTGGACAGGCGGTGTATTGGGCGTGTTGTGGGTATCGTATCTAATTTATTTAAAGGGTTAAACATGTTCACATACAACGGCACGATCCAGCCAATTATCTACTACATTGCACCAGCACCTATACAATACAGCTAAATGGAAGCGGTTTAGACAGGACTTCTTGTTTGATAACCCGCGTTGTGTGATGTGCCTTGCATCAGGCAGGCAGACACCAGCTAACGAGGTTGACCACATTATCCCACACGGTGGTGATGAGGAACTATTCTGGCATGGTGAGTTTCAGGCATTATGTAAACGCTGCCATAGTGAAAAGACATGGTACGAAACCACCCACAGTAAACGACTACCTAAGAACATAAGACCCAAGAGCAAGGACATCACATTACTATTCGGTGCGCCATGCTCAGGTAAGACAACATGGGCTAAGAAGCAACCAGCCAAGGTTATAGACTTCGATGATATTAAGAGAACAATATCAGGACATGACCCATACGACATGCCATCACACTACATACCCACATGCATAGCAGTACGCAATCAGATGATTGAAAAGACAACAGGTGCATTGATTGTGATTGGGACTTTGGCCAACCCACGACATAGAGAAGATTGGATAAACAAGCTATCTGCTAAACCTAAGATGATGATAACACCAGAGCATGAGTGTATTAAGAGACTCAAGGCATCAGGCAGACCCAACATAGCTGGACAGGTAGCACTAATCAAACGATGGTTTGCTGAATTCAGACCATTAGGCAACGAGGCTTTTATATCATGATTAGAGAAGTAGATGCTGTCATAGAATTAAGGGTGAATGAAATGATGGATAAGGGATTAAAGCCACCGTTTAGAGTAACAGTAAGCGAACATGAGTGGGCTATGCTCAATGACGGCGTTATATACCAAACAACTATGGACTGTGATATTAAATGGAATGACTCAGTGGTGGTTATAAATCCAAATATTAACGAGCAATCAACACAAGATGGCTCAGACGATAGACGCAAAGACGGTAAGGATTATTTCTGATGGCAAAGACAAACACAAAGAACATGGTCAAGATAGTAAACGATGACCTGAGAACATACACGAAGCGTGAGGTTGATAACATCATATCAAACTACACCTATGAGAAAGCAGAGCTACTTGACCAAATCGCTGTACTAAGAGAAGAACTACATAAGGAATCAGAACTGGCTGACAAGTTTAGACAATTAAAGGAGCTTCTAAGAGATGACTGAAGAACAACACAGAGAGCTAAAACACCCTCAAATCAATTCTAAGGCTGGCTAATAAAAGCATGGACGGCTCATTGAAATACACCATTATCGCACAGTGGCGGTGTATAGACGTTGCCACAATGGGTACGGGGGTGTCTGAAAGTAGAAACATGCCAGCCCAGAAAAACGAACGCCCAGAAGGAATTTTATTTTTCCAGAATTTCATTAATCACTTTTAAAATGCAAGTAATCACCTAACTACCATGGCCAGACATCCACAACCAAATAACATCAAAGCGTTAAAAGGCGAGGCACGTCCTGAACGTTTCCAGCCTGACGGTGTGGAAACTGAAAAGCTGATGGAGCTGCCAGACCCCCAGAATGGTGGCCAATCAAAACGGTTCAATTCTACCAAAAGAAAGGCGCACAGATGATTGCTCATAAAATGCTCACTGTATTGGACATTGAGTATTTAGAAATGTACTGCTTACTTTACTGCAAGATGAACAAGCTGTGGCAAGCTGATGAAACACCATCCATGAGCATGTACACACAGTTAAATTCATTCGCTGCACAGATGGGCTTGAACCCAATCTCACGCGAAAAGATGA